CTCAAGCAATTCAGCATTGGTCGGTGACGCAGCATCTGCAATCGTCATCGTCCCATCAGCGACTGGCAGCGCTCCAGTCGTTGCAGTTGCAGACAGGTCAGCAACGTGATTGGACTGCACAGCAGCAGTTTCGCCAAAGAAGCCAATCGTGTTGGCGTTGATCTCTAGCTGTGTTGTCAGCGTGCCAGCAGTTTGAACCTGTAGGCGCAGACGGCCATCTTCTGTGGTGTCGCTTGCATCAACGATGCTGCCTTGAATGGCGGCGTAGTCAACCTCCTGAGGAGTGGCGTTGTCGTTCTTGCCACGGATAAAAACAGTGCTGAGAACGTCGTCATCTTGCCCAGCACTAGATGCACCGCGACGGTGGAACAAGGTGATGTCACCACCAGAGGCAGCATCATCAGCACTGCACTCTGAGTTAATCGCCGTACCAGTCAGGCTGGTGGTCAAATGCAGCGGATAAGCAGGCGCTGTTTCACCAACACCTACGTTGCTGCCCTGCAATCTGATGCGGCTTGCAACCGTTCCAGAGCTAGACGACATCAGATCAAGAATGCCGTCTTCTGATGCGTTGGTTGGGCTGCTGATCTGCGCAATGATCTGCGCATAGGCGTGCGTATTGCCGCCGTCATCTTCACCACGGAACTCAATGTTCCCCAGGTTGTCGTTGGCAGCAGGTGATGCTGAGTTGCGATACAGCACCAGATCAGGTGCAGTATCTAAGCCCGCATCGCTGTTTTCAATGATGACCTGATCGGTGGTGTCAGTGCTGAACAGGTGCAGTTGAGCAGCAGCCGTGCCATCACCAAGCTGGAAGCCTGATGTGGTGAACTTGCCGGTAAATGCTGAGTTGTTGCTGATCGCAATCTCATTGGCACCAGTGCGATAAAAACCAGACGTGCCGGTATCACTCAGGAAACCAACAGCAGGCGCACCAACACTGCCGTTGTCCAAAGTGCGGAATAGCGTGCCAAACGTAATTGACTTGTTCTTGTCAACGTTGGCAGCTTCCGAAACGTCAACGATCGGCAGCAGATCACCCGTTGCAGGTGATGACAGCGCCGTCAGTGCAGAGATCTTGCGGTCAGCCATTAGTCAGCAGAATCTGCAGGTTCGGGTGTGTTACCTGCGGCAACCCACTCAAGGTACTCCGCCCATTCAGGAGTGCCGTTATTTTCCGGCGGTAACGTCATGACAGAATTGTTGCCTAGATCCAAGGAAATAGAACCATCATTGTTGAGTTGATAAGACATGAATCAAAGGTCCGCTGTAGCAATCCAAGAGTAATTGATAACGTCGGCAGCAGAGCCACCAAAACCAGACCTAAATCCTTGTGCAGAAGCACCGTCTGAACTGATGGTGGCGTTGCCATCGACTTTAGTCCTAGTCACGTTAGGGGTGTCTCTCATTGTCACGGGAAAGGTTACTTTTTGCCTTTGGATTTGAGCGCCTGAACTGCTCGGCAGTTGGTAATACTCATTGATGTCTGACTCTTGATAATACCTTTGACACCTAGCAAGCTCATCGCCGAAGCTTTTGTATTCAAACGGTGTTACCTTTTCGCCTAGCTCTAATTGAACGCCAGTTAGATGAAAAGTGGCTCCGCTAGTATTAATCCAGTCTACTTGATTTGATGTTGCCACCCGGTTTACCGACTGCCAGCCAGTAGATCCTTCAAAATTACCGCCAGAGCCAAGGCACCAGTTCACATAAGCGCCAACGGTGTTTGTGCTGTTCCAAGTGCCGTCTGTTTTTGCCTCAATTTGAATTTTCTTAAATTCCCAAGTATTTGCAGTGCTAATGCTGTATTCAGCCACAAAAGATCGATCAGCATTTGCGTTACGAAACGAACAGCAATAGGTTCCGGTCAAGCTAGACCTAACATAGAAAGAAAGAGTCAAAGCTTTTGCATCTGCTGAACCAATCGCAGATGGGCTTAACACATACCCTTCAACTCTTTGTTCTACCCCATAAAATTCACCTGCGGCCGGTGCATCTGTCGTAGTGACAGTTAAAAGCATTGAAGGGTCAATATTGTTAGGACTTACGCCAGATGACTGAACTGAAAACCTACCCGATCCGCCAGCATTGCGAATCATCCAGCGATCAAAAACGTGAGTCTGATCCGCAGTTGGAGTTGTGCTACTTCCTGCATTTCGTTGATCGATACGCATATCGCCATTCATCATCATATTGCGATGACTTAATGCACCAGCAGTCGGATACTGATTGCCGTTGACTGTCAAATTATCTGCAACAGCAACAGTCTGATCCGCGCTAATCGTCAGGGCTGCAGTTGGTGATGCACCGTCAGATCCATCGTTAGTGCTGATAACAAGCTTGCCCTTTTCATCATCAGCAGTGCCATCATGTGACACCTCAACTTGTGCAAGGGTTGAGATCTCACCGCCAGACTGTTCACCTTCAAAGATCAGGCGGCTTTCGCGTCCACCATCAGTGTCTTCCTCTGTGCTGTTCTTGAGCGTGACGTAAGGCGCTGTGCTGCCAATTTCAACAAGCGTTCCAGGTGCAGATTCAGCAATGCCAATGCGGTCATTGCCTGCGTCAACTTTCAGCAGGTTTGTTTCAGCGTCACCCTCAACGCGGAAATCAACATCAGCGCCGCTGTCATTGAAGACAACCTCAGTCGTTCCAAACTCAACACGCTCAACACCACTGGTGGCAATGCCCAGCTGGTTTGCTGCAGGGCGGAACAGGCCAGTATCTACGTCATCAGAAAATGCCAGGCCAGGAGCGGCAGCAGTGCCGTCCTCCATCAGCATCGTGCCGTCAAGCTCCATCAGCACGATCCACGCATCATTCGCTGCGTTGCGAATCTTCAGTTGGCTGGCAGTTGTATCTGCCCAGAATTGGAACGCATAGGTAGTCGCAGGGCTGGTTGCGTTGCTGTTATTGCTGACGATTGCCGCCAACGCATTGTTCAGGTCAGCTCTGACAGCTGCTCCAGAGGCGTTCGCAATGACGTAATCGTGGGTTGCCATGCTTAGGTCTGTTCAGTGCCGTAGCCGACCGCTTGGTACTGGAAGTTGCGTGAAACAGCAGTGTTGCTGCTGTTCTTGAACGTAACTGTGAATCCAGTCCTAGAGGCGGAAGTCACTTCATAGTAATCCCCCGAAGCAAGATTGGAAGCCGTGATGCCAATGCTCGGCTCTTGATAAAAAGCATTGGTAAACGTCACTGCTTTAGCTCCCGCACCTGATGCAATGGCTGCGCTGCTTTCTGTGCGTGACTCCAGCTGCATCGTGAAACCAAGCTCATCAACAACTGGTGTCTGGTCGATGTGCGTTGAACTCAGCTCGCACTTGAACTGGAACTGCCTACCCGTAAAGCGGCCTGACTCCATCGGCACCCAAGCGCCGAAATTGATGTCTGACTCCATTTCAATCTTGTTGCCATTTTCCAGCAGGAACAAGTCGTCATCCTCAAGCAGCAGCTGCTCATCCACAGTTGCCTGATCACTGGTGCGGAAATAAACCTGGGCGCTAGTGTCGTCAGGAATAGCACCGTCAAAATCTGACCAGCGATCAATCAACTCTGCACGATCATCAACAGTGTCTGCTGGATACAGGCCACGAGTCGTCAGCTTGCGCGTGAACACAACGCTGAACACACCGCCAAGATCCAGGATGTTGTTGAAGAAATACTCGCCAGCAGCTAAACGTGTTCCAAAGAAGTCAAAATCTCCAAGGGTGTCAAGATCAACAACGTCGTCGAACTCTTCATCACCATCAAGCACTAACCCGTCATATTCAGTGCTGAACAAGACATCAACCTTTTCCCCTTGGAATGGCGGTGAGTCCGTATCCTCACGGCGCACTTGAATGTCAAGCCGTGGAAGCTTGTTTGGCAGGTCGATTACTGCGCTGGCTGCTTCTGAACTGCGCTGACCGTTTTCATCTTGGAACTTGACTAAATACTCGCCTTCAATCAAAGGCAACGTGGCAAAGTTGGTCTGCGCTTTTACGTCACGCAGCAGCGTGCTGTTAGGCCATTCACCCGTCCCGTCAACCTGTGGCGCATGGCGAATAATTGCCAAGAAATTATTTGTGTTTTGTCCAGTTGGCGGAATCTTCCAGCGCAGAATTGCTTGCTCGCCTTCAATCGCTTGAATCGTCACATCCCTAGGTATTGGTGGCCTGATAACACCTTCAGGATCATTAGGGTCAATGTCAGGGGCTGGCACAACACCGTTAGTGTCAATCCATGCGGACTTACGGCTAACTGGTGGCGCACCAATTGAACGAAGCTGGAACGTAACGTTTCTGCCTTGGTCTAATCCGTCAACCTCAAAGCTTGTGTTTGTCGTTTCAGCGGTAACGTAGTTGCCACCACCGACCTTGTATCTAATCTCAAAACCAAACGTCGCACCATCAAGGCCACGATTCCAAGATGCCGTCATCCGGTTGGTGATCGTCTGACCAATCGTGATCTCTCGGAAGCTAAGGCTTAGATCTTTTGGTGTAGCAGGTGCATCATTGAACAGAGTGACATCATCAAATGTCAGCTCATCTCCCTGATCAGCAGTCCTGTAGATGCTGTCATTGTGCTCAACACCAGTGATTGCATATTGACCGTCGCCATTGTCAGCAACAGACAAGCAACGGAACTTCTGATGCTCAACGCTTGACGATTGAATCGACCAGATTGATTGCGCTAGCGGTGCAGAGCTAAACGCTGATGTGTTGATAACGTTGCTTGAGACACTGTTAATTGTCTTGGTCTCAATGCTTCCATCAGGAAGGGTGCAGGTCAATGTGTGACCGCTGCCAACAGGCAAAGTAATGCTCTGATCAACTGTGATCGCTGATGTTGTTGCACTGCTGACGCGACCAGCAAGGCGCACCGCTTGGCGCATCTCATCTGACACTGCAAAGACTTGACCAGGCAGCACCACAGCGCCCTGCAAGCCAGTGACAAAGTTGACGACCTCGCCATCAATCTCTTCTGATGCCAGCATCCATCGGCCAAGACGCTGCGCTTGAAACTTAGAAGTAGCGCCAAAGGCAACAATCTCTTTCTCTTGGTAGCCGTACTTTGTGATGAGTGTTGCGTCTTCAACGCAAACGTAGTTTGACTTATAGAAGTTCTCTGGATCGTTGTAACGGACGCGGATCTTAGTGCTGCGTGTTTTCAGTGATGTGCCTGAATAGTTAAACGCTCCATCAATTACATTGCTGTTGCTATACAGATGAACTGGTGCAACATCAGTGCCATCTAAGTTGCCGTGATCTGCAGTTGCTTGGATCGTGTTTGCCTGCCAATACAGCATCCCACGAAACACGCTTGCAAGATCCTGCAAGACGTTGAACGCTTCAGCCTGCGCACTGATAACGATGTTGCACGCAAAGCGTGGTTCAGTGCTGCCGTCAGGATTGGTGACAAGCTGATTTGCGTATCGTGCCAACGGGTAAAGATCTACCCAGCTGACATTTGAAGCCTGCACGAAATCACCCGCTCCATAGCGAGGATTTGTGAGCATGTCGTACCAGCAGCACACTGGGCACGTTGTCCATGCTTCTTTCAAGCTGCCGTCAAACGCACCAGTAAATTCCAAGCTGCCATCAGCCCTGACAGAAGCGTTTGAAGGAATCTGAACAATACGGCCACGAATCTTGTACGCCCTAGTCGGCAAGCTTGCGAACTGTTTTGTTGACAGCGAAAGTCCTGCAACAGCACAGAACGGATAGCCAGTACGGATTGATTGAACCTCAATCAGGCTCGTCCAGACAATTTGATTCGCCCTGCTGTTGGCAAGTGGGATGTTCTTTTCAACTTCACTGAAGTTGGCAAACTTTACCTCAAAATGGCCTTCTTTTAAGTTGACCTTTCTGACACGAATGTTCCACGGCCCTTGACCCGTAAGGTTGATGCGTGGTGTTTTGAATTGATAGTTACTGACAGCAACACCAGTAATCGTGCGGTCGTAAACAGTGTTGAAAGATTGACCGCTTGCCTGCACATCAACAGCAAGCCGGATTGAGCCGTTGAATAGCTGACCTTTTGCCAGCCCTTCCTGCGCCGTAGAGAACATGCGCGGGAGCGATAGCAAAAGCTCAAAGGCTTCAACGTCTGTATCAGTAATCTGCCGGATGATTTGGCCGCTTCCATAGTCACGGGCAACAACCTGATTGTTTGCGTTCAGCGTTTCGCTGTAGTTTTCACCAATCTCCGTGTTGATATCAGTAACAGTTGACGTGCCATTCTTCCCTTGAATCAGTTCTGACTGTGTGCGACCACCAGGCTTGAAGTCGTAAGCAACGTCTTCGCCTAAAAAATTACGGGTGCCAGCAGTACGAATCGCTGTTTCTTCAAGGAAGATGCCTTCCTCCGTGCCAACCAAACCAGCGATAGGGCCTTCGCAAAGCAGGTCAACAAACTTGATAACAGAAGTGGAGTTAAGTGCCATGTCTTAAGCAAGGTCAAGATCGTAACCGTAAGACTGCCAAAACAGTCGGCACGATGGATTTGCTCTGAAATCTATAATTTCAACTCTTGCCCTTAAATCATCATCGACATCAGGGTGTTCAAGTTGATGATTCCATCGGTAGAACTGACCAGGCAACAGCAATCCCTGAATTGTTGCTTGAGAAGTGGCCACGACTTGATCAGGACCAGAAATAACATTGATTATTGACAGCCTGTAAGTAATAAAACCATCAACCAAAGTAGAACCCGCGCCGCTTACATTTTCAAACAATCCATCTCTAATCTCAAACATAAACTCAAAACGCTTTCTTGCATCCGATTGTTCACCGATGTCTGCATTGCCTTCAACGGTGACACCATTTCCTAAGCCAATAAACGTATTTTGAGCTTTTCGGACATCATCGCTACTGTTGACATTTTTAGTAGTGCGCTTTGCTTTTACGCCAGAAGCGGTTGAGAAGCCAAAGGAAAGTTTCTCGCCACCAAACAAAACAGTGTCAGCCCCAGGTGCTTTGATTGCTGTTTTTAGCGGATCAGACTCATCAGTGACCTCAACGTTGGCACTAAGCAGATGGCTGCCAATCAACACCTCGCCATAGGCAACAGGGATAGTCGCTCCAACACCAACCGTGTTTGCTGCGCCTGTGTAGGCGTAAGACTGCCTGCCATCAGTGCCGCGTGTGACTGACTGCGGGCCGTCAGTGCTTGATGCTTCACCACTGCCCAATCTGTTGCCGCCAAGTTTGGGGATCGTTGGTTGCGGTGAAATCATCTGCGAAACACCACCGATAACCAAAGACAAACCAATAGCGCCAATCGCAGATGAAACACCTGCGGCAACAAATCCTGTTGCGAGTCCTGATGCAACAGTCGCTTTCAGTCCTGCGCCAAGACCCAAGAAACCAGCACCAGCAGGTGCCAAAACGATTGCAGCCGCAATCAAAGCAACACCAGCAAAAATCTTGCCAGTGCCGCCACCACTACCTGCGATCACAGGCGTCAAGATCAGATCGTTGCTGCCGATCGGCAACTGCAAATCTTCAAGACCTAGATCTTCGCCAGCCTGAATCAGGCGATAACCAACGCCATGCTCATGCGCCTCAATCAACTCCTGCTGAAATGCAGGCGAGTTAAGGCACAGCAGCTTGATCGCATCTGCAGGCGTTCGCAGATCAAAATAAGTGTGCTCGGCACCGTACCGCTCACCCAGATCACCCAGCAGTCGGACGACCTGCTGCATAGCGGAACACTGCTGCAATCCTTTCGACATAGTACCGCCGTAGCGGTTCAATCGCACTTAATGAATCCTGCCGCTGATGAAGGATCAGCTCATCAGGCAGCAGGATTGCTGCGTGCATCGGTGTCCGCGTATCCAGGCGCATGATCAAAACATCGCCAGGCTTGCGCTTGTCAAAAGCAATCTGCTCAAACCCGATTGCCTCAGCCTGTTCCAGGAAAATGCTGTCGCAAACTTCTAAATCCTCAGGACGTGAAAAGTCCGGCAGCTCAATGCCCTGCAGATCAAACCAATCGCGGATCAACGTAAAGCAATCGTTGACGCCGTACTCCCACTGACGGCCTAGCAGGGTTTGGTGATTAACCATTGGCGTTCAGGCATTGAATAGATGTGCCAAGGCAGCCTCGTGTGCTTACAAGCTGCTAGATCAGCTTCACTCGCTGGGCCGCCTTGTGGATGCGAATGAACGATAGCCTCAACCTTTCCAGTCAAAGCAGCGCGTGCATAATCAACAGGGTTTAGAACGAAGTCCTGTTCAGGATTGGTGGCAATGTTCCGGCAAGGAACATAGCGCCCAGCCACTACAACACCACACGCTTCTTTTGGCGATTCTTGTGCAGCGTGAATCTCAGCCTCAAGCCTGAAGTCTTGCACCAGGGAAACCTCCAAATGGCAACAATCCTGTGGGGAATCGTTTTGCACAGCTGCTGTAACGCTTGCCGCACTGATCGTTTGCTGCTGTTGTTGGAACGTCGTTCAAATCAAAAGCTGCAGTGCCTATGTAGCCACACTCAGTGCCTTTGTACTGCCACGGGCAGTGCTCCAAAACCTGACGGCGTGGCAACGCAAGATTTGTCAGGTCAAGCTTGCTGGTCAGCTCAAACTCAACCACCTGCGGGTTTTCATTCGCCACTCTGTCGATGTACCAGATCTCATCCTCAAATTTTGCAGTCGGGTCAGCCGTTGCGTTACCAGCAGAAAAATTGACAGCATCAAGGAACTTCTTGCACGTCCTGATGCGAGTGACCTTTGCCTGCAATGGGTTGTAGAGCACAAGCAACGCTGAGATTGCGTTATTGGCATTTGCAATCGTCATTGACGGCCTAGGCAACGTACCTTTTGATGTCACCTCAAAACCTTCAACTTCAATCGGATATGCCGTATAGGTGACGCCGTTGAAAACAATGTTTGCAGTTAGCTCGTTTGTTCCAGCGTGGTAGTAATACGTCTGATTAACACCATTAACCGCCTCAGTCAGCTCAAGCTCAAACAGCTCAATGATTGCTGATGGCTCAAGCGACTGCAGCTGTTCTTGAATTGACTGTGGGACCGTCATGCTTCAAATACCTGCTCAAACGTTGCCTGGATCGTTGCACGATTCAGATATGGGATGGACTTGCTCCAGTTGCGGCAGATGTACTTGGTGCTGCTGCTTTCGCCAGGTGGCGTGAAGTCAAAGTTCTCAACGCCGCCGCGTGCATCTAAGAAATCTTCGATGGTGTCGGCATCTGTTTCTGACACCTCAAACGTCAGGTTGTAGACCTTTGGGTTCTGGTTAAGACCGAACGTGGTGCGCTGGCTATAACCCGAACCAAACTGAGCGATTCGCACGTTTGGTTGGCTTGTTTTTTGGATGCCGTAGGTGGGCGTGATTGCGGGGAAAGTAGCCATCAGCTCAAGAGACCTCCAGGACGTTTTTGTTTGATCAGCTCGGCTTGCACTGCAGCTCCAATAGCTTGGCCCAGTGCTTTGGCCTGCTGTCCATCGCCTTGAGCACTAGAGCCTGAAGCATCAACGTTCACCACAACGTTAGCCCCGCCCATCGCGTGGTTGGGCACGATTGTGCCGGCACGATCAGGGACAAACAGCTCAGGGCCACGTTCGCCAACTAGCGCAGCCTTGCCAACTGCTGGACGGCCACCATTTGCGAAAGCACCAGAAAAATCAAGACCAGATGTTGCTGGGGTGACTCCAAAACCACCACCAGCACCACCGCCACCGCCACCAAAAAGATTAAACCCACTCAAAGCATTTAACAGTTGCTGCTGAAGAATCAGCCTTGCCATCGACTTGATGACACCGAGCAAAGAATCTCCCAGTGATTTAGTTCCCTCTACCGCATCCAAGATTGAATCAACGATGCCGTTGCGGAAAGTGGTGTTTAGCTCTTCGTATTGACTCTTTTGTTCTGCAATCGCATTTCTAAGCTCGTCTTGATGTTTCATCTGAGCTGCAAAATCTTTTTGGCGTTGCTCCGCAATATCTGCGTCAATGGCACGAATCTTTTGCCTAAATTCAAACTGTGCTTGGTTCAACCTGTTTTCTTGCTCTCTGGGCAATAGATTGCTTTCAAGTATCTTTTGCTTTTCAACCATAAGCTCTAACGTTGCGGCCAAACGAGCTTGCTCTCCCTCCTGGGCAGCCCTTAGCTGATTGTTCAAATCAAGCAATTTTTGAGACATATCAACACGCTTATCCCCATCCAGATCAACTTGAGTATCTAAATCTTTAGGGTCTTTTATTTCCCCTGCCCTTTTTTGTAGTTGCGCGATGCGATCATCTGCGTCTTTAATTATTCTTCGCATCCGTCTTTGGAATGGAGAATTCTTGCCCATGCGACCTGTTGGGCCTGCCTCGTCGATTTGCTGTTGCGCTTGGGCCTTTCTTAATTCTTGAACCTTAACTGCTGCCTTAAGCGCCTCTTCCCCGCCAAATTTAATTAAATCGTTGAACTCTTTTTGCTTGCGGTTGTTATTAATCAATGCAGTCGTCAACAAACCAACCCCAAGCGCCACGGCCCCAAAAGGCAGCGCAGCCATCGCTATTTTTAACGCTCCTGCTGCAGCCGCAGCAAAATAAATTTTTGCGCCAAACACTTGGAAAAGAGCAATTTGCTGCGCCAAGAAAGCTCCTAATTTGCTTGCAGCCAAGATCGCAATAGTTTTGCTAAGAGCAACGACCGCTCCAGTAGCCAACGTAGTGGTAACGATAAAAGTTTGAATTCCTGCTGGCAGCTCGTTAAATGACTTCAAAAGATTCGTAGCTGCTTGAACCACGGGAATGATTGCCGGCAGTAAATTCTTGGTCAATACTTTGCTCAGCTCAACGCCTGCGTTTCTCAAATTTTTAAATTGCTGAGCGGGGCCTCTCATCGCTTCTTCCAGCTTTTCAGCCCCTTCAGTCTCAACCCTTTTCAAAGCGGCAAGAACAATTTGACTTGTAATCTTGCCCTCTTCACCCAGCTTTTTGAGAGAACCCGTCGTCGTATCCATTTCAAGAGCAATCGCTGTTGCAATCAATGGCGCTTGCTCAAGAATCGAATTAAGTTCTTGCCCTCTCAAAACCCCACTACCAAGCGCTTGAGTCAACTGCAAGAATGCACCTGAAGACTCAGAAGCAGTAGCACCAGCTAATTTTGCCGCGATATTAAAACCAGCAAATGTCGATTCAATATCGTCAAGACTGACCCCCATCGGTTTAAGTCTTGCCAGCAATCTTGCAACACCTTCATTGGCCTCTGTGCTGCTTAAGCCAAACTGACTTGCTGCGCGTGAGGCTACTTCTAGAGCCTCTTTGGTGTCTCCAGAAGATGCAGTAAGTAATTTAATTCTGCGTTCTGCTTCAATAGCGTCCGTACCGGCTTGCAAGATTCCAGAGGCTGTAACCGCTCCTCCAAGCGCAACGAAAGAAGTTCTGAGCGTTCTTACAATTTTGTTAACGCCAGAAACTTCTGTCCCTAAATTTTTATAGGCAGTGCCTGCTCTTGATGCCGATCTAGTTCCTGCCTGCCCAGCCTTATTAAAAGCGCCTTGAGTGGCGTCAACCCGTTGTTTTAACTTATCGGTGCTTTGCGTCAGGGCACGCAATGCCCGCTGTGGTTGCTGCGCCTTAATCAGCAGTTCAACTGTAGAAGAGACAGTTGCCACATTCAGCCAGCCAATAGCTCAATACTACCGCCGTCTGTGCTTAGCGCGATCCATTGCTTTCTCCTCTTCCTCACGCTTGATCTCGTAATACGCAGCAAAATGCACAAGCTCCGCATCGGTCAACTCCGTGCGAAGCCTGCTCACAGTCATTCCCAACTCGCAGGCCAGGTGAAACTCAAAGAGAGTCCACTTGTCCTGCTTCAGTCGTTTTTTGCCTCTTCCATGTCGGTGTCTTCACCGATGCCAAACAAGAACAGCTCAATCTCGTTCAGCACGGTCTCAGGCAACTGACGCTGCAGCTTGGAAGCATCAGCAGCTGCAAAGGCTTTGTCGCCATTCTCAAGCTCAGCCATCTGACACAGCATCTGCGTGCTGATGTCCAATGCTTCTTCAGTCCCGGCAAGGCTCTGAGCTTTTTTACGATCGGCCCGGGTGATCGGCTTGAAGAACAAGTCAACAACCTTTTCACCGGCCGCGTTCTTCAATTCAAACTTCCGACGCTGGTTGAGGTCAAAAGCCCCAACCAGCAAGTCAACGGTTCGATTAGATGCAGGCATTTAAGCAACAGTTTTTGCCGCTTAAACTATAGCCTCATCACTCAAGGTTGCCGGTGATGGTACCGCTGGTGATGAAATTGCAGGTCACGATGTCAATCTCACCAACAGTGGAAGTGATTTCCATGTCGGTGATGATTCCGGCAAAGCTCACAGAGTCGGTGCCAGAAGTGGTGCCAGTCGTGAACAATTCAAACGTGGCGTCTGCAGGGTCTGCAGTCGTCAGAACGTCTTCAAGAAAAGCAGCTTGGCCGGTGGCGTCAGGGTCATAGACCAACTCGACGGTTCCAGATCCGCTGATCATGCTGCCAACAAAGCTCCGGAAGGTGTCTCCATGCTTGGAAACATCCAGAGTTTCTTTGGTGGTTGAAAGGCTCCAGCTGCGAGTGCCAACGATTGTGGCGTTGCTTGAGCCAGCGGCGTCAAATTGGACTGCGCCTTGTTCTCCGCGAAGGACGGCCATGGTCAGAGTTCCTCGATGGATTCAAAGGTCACACGGACCTGAGTTTGAAAGTAGCCCTCGGGAGCTGGTGAAGCCAGTACCTCTGGACCGATTGAAGCGTCGAAGAAAACCCCCGACACGATGACCCTATTGTAAAGGTCTCGAACGCGCTTACCAATCACATAATTTGCTCCCGGTCCTGTGCCTTTGGGCGTGAATATGTTGATCACGATTTGACCCAGGATTCTGTTGTAGCCACTGCTGGTCAAGCCATGGCCCAAGTATTCATTAGTACCGAAGGACGTAAGACACTGCACCCACGAAGACCCTGGAGTGGGCTCATAGGCCATGTTGTGAAAGACCACGGGGAGAACAGGACTGCCAGCCATCTCTGTCGCTAGACGGCCTTCAATCGTGGATCTGATGGTATTGAGATCTGCCGCAGCCATCAGACTCCCCCTGTTATGCGCCTCAGAATTCTAGAAAGGCGCGTTTCAATGATCTCGTTCATGATGTTTTCCGGGTAGCGCTTGACGACTGGTGGCGTGCCTGTGGTCTTCGGAGGGCTGGGTTTGCCGGGTGCATATTCGAGTTTCCAAGAGGGTGGCATGGACTCCCCAAACATCACAGCGGGGGCGTAGTCCTGGGTATTTGAGCCGTTTTTTGGGTTGAGTTGTGAACTGACGTACACACGGCCTGTAAAACGATCAACAGACTCCTTACGCCATGAGTTGATCAACGTCCCGGTCACAACCGGCGTTCCAGGTCCTGGCGGACTTTCTGTCCTGAGCTTGACCAACAACTCATCAGTCAACGACAGAACCAGCTTTTCAATCTGACGCTCAAACAGGTCCCCGATTTGATCAACAGGAATGTTCCGGCTGATGCTGATCGGCTTTGGGGGACGCGCCATCGTTATGCCCTCAACACCAGCTCATAAGTGATGGCTGTGTTGTCGTGGTCAATCGTCTGCACCTCGACGATCTGATGCACCACGCTGCTGATCACCACCCGATCCTTGGTCTCCGGTGCAGTGGCAAGCTCCTTAGCCGCAACAATCAATCGTTTGTCGCTGGCCTGCACAAGCTCATTTACCTCGCTCTGAGCGATGTTCTGCACCACACCTTTGATGTTGGTGTCGCTTTCCGTTTCAGCAATTGCGCCAGTCGTCGTGTTGTAGCTGCCAGCCGTCACATACCGGATCGTCACATCAGCGCCCAACGCCTCAATGACGTTATCGGCAACCTTTTCGAGCGACTGAGCAAGTCCCATCAGAGGTTATAGGCAATGCAAGCACCGCTGGTCAAAGTGATGCTTGTGATGATGCCGCAGATGTACGTGTCAGCCACGAAAGTCTCACCGGCCAAACTGTTGCCGGTTGCGTTCTTCACAGTGATCGCACTAATCACGGTGTCTTCTTTGAAGTACACCTTGCTGAACCTGCCAGTGTGTGCAGCTCCGTTTGATAGCGATGTTGCCTGGTCCACTAATTCTAAGACCCGTCAAGTACCTTTCAAACATCGGCGGAACGTGGTCAGCGCCAACAGCACCGGCCTTGTCGGGTGTCACATCAATGCTGCCGATCTTGACGTTCTTGTAATCGTTCAGGCCGCTAAGGCTGATGCCATCAGTGTTGTTCTTGAGGTAGACGGCAAGCTCAATCTGAGCACGCTTTACCTGATCCGGGATCTCGGTGTCGGTGAAGTAATCCTCAGAGATGCGGAAAGGAAAGCCAGTGGCGTACGTGTTGACGTAGGTATCGGGCTTTCGCACGCCAGTACGCGGCCATTGCCTTGCTTGCGTA